TTCAAATCCATTGTGAAGGGGGTGAAGGAATGCAATGTAGCCATTCCCGTCTTGAATGCTTTGAAAGCTGCGCATTCAAGTACAAAATGCGATACCTTGACCGTCTGAAGGTGATTCCTTCAGATAAGCCGGATGACGCATTGATTCTGGGTCATGCCCTGCATACGGGCATTGAAAAGGGGGTGGAAGCGGGTGTTCATGAATACCTGATGGCCTATCCCATCATCACGGATGCCCATGTGAACGAACAAATCAAGCTGGAATACTGGATTCCGAGGGTTCGGGCGGCTTTGCCCCAAGGTCAGCATGAAGTCACGCTTTCTGATTCTCATTTCATCGGTTTCATAGATCTTCTGACCTCTGCAACCATGTTCCATGAATCGGAAGTTCCCGGTTTATATGACCTGTGGGATTTCAAGTACACTTCCAAGGGTTCACGGTATCTGGAATCTGAACAGCTTCACCTTTACAAATACTTCTTTGAACGGCTGAACCCCGGTAAGAAGATTCGGAACATGAACTATGTGATTGTTCCTAAGGTGAATATCAAGCAAAAAGGCACAGAAAGCCTTCAGGACTTCAGACGCAGAATTGAAAGTGAACTTTCAAAACTGAATATTGAATTCCTGCCCGTGACCTATGACCCCAACAAAGTAATTGAATTCTTCATGGGTACAAAGTCCCTGATTGAAGCGGATGAATACCCCAAGAATCCCAATTACCTTTGCAACTGGTGTGAATATCAAGATTTTTGTCAGAAAGGACTGAATTACATGATTCTTCCCAAGAATGAACGCCGTAACCTGAACGCCGTGACCAAGCGTGTTGTGTGGCTGTATGGTGCGCCCTTCAGCGGCAAGACCTTCTTTGCCAACGCTTTCCCTGACCCCATCATGCTGAACACGGATGGCAACATCAAGTTTGTGGATGCCCCCTTCATCCCGATCAAGGACAAGGTGGAAGTTTCCGGGCGCATGACCAAGCGAACCTTGGCATGGGAAATTTTCAAGGAAGTCATTGACGAACTTGAAAAGAAGCAGAACGATTTCAAGACCATTGTGGTTGATCTGCTGGAAGATGTGTATGAGGCTTGCCGCCTGTACATGTACAAGGAAATGGGTATCACCCATGAATCTGATGATTCCTTCCGCGCATGGGATAAGGTGCGAACCGAATTCCTTTCCACCATTCGCCGCCTGATGAATCTGGATTATGAAAACATTATCCTGATTTCCCATGAGGACACCAGCAAGGACATTACCAAGAAGGGCGGCGATAAGCTGACTTCCATCAAGCCCAATCTTCAGGACAAGGTTTCCAATAAGGTTGCTGGTATGGTGGATATTGTGGCGCGTGTCATTGCTGATGGTGATGAACGTGTTCTGTCCTTCAAGACCAACGAAGTCATTTTCGGCGGTGGCCGTCTGACCGTCAAGGAAAAGCAGATTCCGCTTGACTATGACGCTTTTGTTCAGGTGTACGCTGAAGCCAACAAGAATACCAAGGCGGCGGTGCAGCAGGACAAGCCCACCCGCAAACCCAAGGCCGAAAAGCCGGATGTGAACCCCGCTGCTGAAGTTCCTGCCCCTGAAGCGGAAGAACCCGCCGAAATGGAAACCCCTGCCGGATTGGCTGAAGCTGTGCAGCAGGAAGAAACTGCCGCTGCTGATGCCGCTGAAATGAATGCCGGGATGCAGACCGTTGAACCCAATTCGGGTGAAGCAACGGAAGCCCCTGCCCCCAAGCCTGTGACCCGAACCCGCAAAAGGAGGGGTGAATAATGAGCAAGTATACCGCGCTTTTGAACGTGCTGAAGGCTAACGGCCTTTTCAGAGCTATTCACCGTGGAAACCGCAATCTGACCCCGCCCAAGGGCATGACCCCTGAAGATGTGGAAGCGCGTCAGCGCAAGGCATTTGAATCCTATTTGGGAATGAAGATGCTTTCTGACCCGCTGCTGAAGCGCCTGATGAACAATGCGGCGCAGGAACTTCTTTTCAACGCCCTGTGGAATGATTTCAAGGGCTATGAACCCAAGTCGGAAGCCCCCAAGGAACAGCCCTGCAACCCCAAGCAGAACCCGTTTGGTGATCTGACCCCGGAACAGGCGCTTTTGATGGGCATTCTGGGCGGTGTGCTTCATTCCGTTTTCACCGAATCCCCGGAAACCCCGGATGAATAATCAAGCTGAACATTTTCCCCCTGAAAAGTTCAACTTGATCTGAAAAACCCCTGAAAAACACCCCATTTCAAAAACAAGATGTGCGAAAGGAAGTATTTTGTTATGAGCAACAACATTTGGGATGAATTTGATAAGGCCATTGACACTTCTGCCCTTGCCGATGATGTGAAGAATTCCGCTTCCGGCGAATACAAGACCGTTCCCCACGGTGAATATGAAGTTTCCATTGAGAAGATGGAACTGGTTGCCACGAAGGAAACCAAGAAGCCCATGCTTTCTATCTGGTTCAAGGTACTGTCTGAAGGTGCATACAAGGGCAGCTTCATCTTCTACAATCAGGTTGTGGAACAGGCGTTTCAGGTTCACATTGCCAATGAGTTCCTGCGTTCGCTGGATTCTGGGCTTGACGTGGAGTTCAAGACCTACAAGCAGTATGGCAACCTGATTATGGACATTCACGAAGCGATTTCCGGCAAGCTGGAATATGCCCTGAAGTTCAGCGAAGGCAAGAAGGGTTTCAGCAAGTACGAAATCACCGAGGTTTTCGAGGTCGAAGGCTAATTGAATACGCGCCCCGGCAGGACTTCACATCCTGCCGGGTGTGCTTTGGAAAGGGTGGTGAAGATAGTGCTGTTTTACGACTTTGAAGTATTCAAATATGATTGGCTGGTTGTGGTTATGGATATGACAGCCAAGAAAGAACACGTTATTGTGAACGATGCCCAAGCGCTGGAAGCGCTGTATCAGCAGAACGTGAAGGATATTTGGGTTGGCTTCAATAGCCGTCATTATGACCAATACATTTTCAAGGGGATTCTGTGCGGGTTTGACCCCAAGCGAATCAATGATTTCATCATCCTGAAGGGTAATCCGGGATGGAAATTCAGTTCAATGCTGCGCCAAATTCCTTTGAACAACTATGATGTAATGCAGAACACGGACAGGGGTTTGAAATCCTTTGAAGGCTTCATGGGCAATGATATTCGGGAATCTTCCGTTCCCTTTGACATTGAACGAAAGCTGACCCCTGAAGAAATCGAAGAAACGGTGAAATACTGCCGTCACGATGTTCAGCAGACCATTGAAGTGTTCCTGAAGCGCAAAGGTGATTTTGAAGCCCATCTTGGTCTTGTGAAACTGGCCTGTCAAGGCGGGGCGCTTGACCTTTCCCTGATTGGAAAGACCAAAGCGCAGTTGTCAGCGGTGATCTTGGGGGCAACACAGAAACCCCATGATGACGAATTTGACATTGATTTCCCGTCTACCATGCGCATTGAAAAATATACCCAAGTGGTGGATTGGTACAAGAATCCCGCCAATCGGCGCTATACCGATGAACACGGGAACAAAGTGCAGCTTGAAACCATGATTGCGGGTGTACCACATCAGTTCGGTTGGGGCGGTGTTCATGGAGCGCTGGAAAAGTATTCGGGTGAAGGGTATTACCTGAACATGGACGTTGCTTCCCTGTACCCGTCTTTAATGATTCGGTACAACCTTCACAGCCGGAACATTCCCAACCCAGCCAAGTTCACCGAGATTTACCACACCCGCCTGAAATATAAGGCAGAGAAGAACCCCCTGCAAGCCCCCTTGAAGCTGGTGCTGAATTCCACCTATGGTGTCATGAAGGACGCGCAGAACGCATTATATGACCCCCTGCAAGCAAATCGTGTTTGTGTGTACGGTCAATTACTGCTGGTTGACCTGATGGAACGGCTTGAACCCCATTGCAAAATCATTCAATCCAACACAGACGGCGTTCTTGTGAAACTGCCGGATGGTTCGGATGAAACCTTCTTTCTGATTGATGATATTTGCCATGAATGGGAGCAGCGGACGGGTTTGACGCTGGAATTTGACGAATACAGGAAAGTGTTCCAGAAGGATGTGAACAATTACATCATCGTGGATGCTTCCGGGAAGTGGAAATGCAAGGGTGCTTATGTGAAGAAGCTGTCTCCCCTTGATTATGACCTTCCCATCCTGAACAAAGCCTTGGTGGATTACATGGTGAAGGGTGTTCCCGTGGAAGAAACCATTCTGGGCTGCAATGATCTGAAGGAATTCCAGCTTGTGACCAAGATTTCCGGCAAATATAGCGAGATTCGCCACGGGGCAAGGTATCACAAGGAAAAGGGGCTTGACGGTCAGATAACGC